ACAGCATCGTCTACAGCAAGACTTTTATCAACTGATGGTAAGATAGCGTTTTACGAAAGACCTTTTTATAAAAGAACTAGACAATTCTTTGCAGGTCAGAAAGCGTGGTATAGAGAAAGACACTTATCTCTCAAACCAACAGAGTATCATAGTCACCACAAATCACACGCAGCAGCAGCGTTTCAAACATCACCTTTTGATCAGGCAGCGTGTGTGGTGGTTGATAGTATAGGTGAGTGGGATTGCACATCCATATGGACAGCAAAGTATGTCAAAGGACATGCGTGTTATAAGAAAGTGTGGTCACGCTGGTATCCGCAATCTATTGGTTTATGGTACTCTGCGTTGACAAAGTGGGCAGGTCTGCGTCCATTAGACGAGGAATACATCTTCATGGGTATGGCAGCGTATGGTCATCCTGTGCACTTGAATGTTGTAGAGAGAGCATTACGCAGAAATAATCACAAAGGAATTAGACTAGGTAACTATGATAAGTGTGATGTCGCTAAAAGTGCAGAAAGAATATTACAATTAGAACTTAATGAGATATTTGACATAGCGTCACGATATAGTAAGAATATTTGCTATGGGGGTGGTGTTGCCTTGAATTGCGTTGTAAACACAGGTCTAAGGGAAATGTATAATCTTTGGATTATGCCTTGTCCTGGCGACGCAGGGGGTGCTCTGGGTGCAGCATGTTTGGCATATGGTAAGAAGGTTGCTTTCAGTCCATACCTCGGATATAATATACAAAAGTTCTGTGATCCAAGGAGAGTTGTTGATGCACTCCTCGAAAAAAGAGTCGTGGGGGTTGCGAATGGCCGTGCTGAGTTTGGTCCTCGTGCTCTCGGTAATAGAAGTTTATTGGCGGATCCGAGGCAAGCTAGCACAAAAGACTTAGTAAATGAAATCAAACGAAGAGACAAATTCAGACCCTTTGCCCCTGCAGTTTTGGAGGAGCATTGTCAGGACTACTTTGATATGCCTTCCAATTCGAGATACATGTCCTATGTCTATAAGTGTAAGCAACCTAAGGCGATACCTGCTTGTATACACGTCGATGGTAGTGCGAGGGTACAAACGGTACCGTTAGATTCAGAGAGCATACTGAGACCAATACTGGAGGCGTGGTATGCACGTACAGGATGTCCTGTATTGTTGAATACCTCTTTGAATATTAAAGGTAAACCAATGGTCAATACAATAGAAGATGCAAAATTATTTGAAGAGAAGTATGAAATTACAGTTTTCTAGACCACAAAGTCTTGAAGAATATATTGGACAGATTCCAGATGTGAAATCTCATACTTTACTTTACGGTGAAATGGGTGTGGGTAAATCTACTCTAGGAGAATTATTGAGAGATACTTATGGTTACATTTTCATTGATGAGATACACAGACATCAAGAAAGTATTTTGACACTTATGGGTCATGGTATTGTGATAGGTGCAGTAAAAGACCTAAACCTTCTTTGTAGTGATTTGAAATCCAAATTTGTTTGTCACGAAGTCAAACCTAGTGAGCAAGACTTAGAAACAATTCTACTCACATACTTAGGAAAAGAAGATTATGTTTTTGATAGAAGTATTATTACTAAAATTGTAAGGGCATCAAGACTCAATACAAAAACATCACTTAGACTTTTCAAAAGAATACAGCAATACGCAAAGTATGTGCGAGACACTAATATTATCTCGCATAATATAGTAGACTATGTTATAGAAAAAACTAAATTATGAAATTAATTACTTTTAGTGGGTGTAGTATTACATGGGGTGATGAATTAGTTAATAGGTTGGATGAAAGATACAGCAAACTCGTTGCAGATCATTACAATACTAAAGGACACAACATGTCAGAATGTGGTATCAGTAATGATGCGATAGTAAGAAGAACAATTGAATACTTACAAGGCACAAGACCAGATTTAGTAGTTTTACAATTCACTGTCACACAACGAATAGAATTTTTTGACGCAAATGTTTTACCAGAGAAGTGGACACCTCAAAGATTGAAGTCTGTTAGACAAAGAGATTATTACACAAGAATATACAATGAGGTATTAGGAGCAGAAAACTTATGGAAAAATATATTTCTATTTGATTCTTTTTGTAAAAGCATAGGTCAAAAATATGTGTCAGTCATAGCAGAGCATTACGAAAATACGCAAAGATTTCCAGAAAGATTTTACGAGAATAAAATAGGATATTGGAGAAGTTTATGTAAGGATTATAAACCCACCTTCATGCAAATGGACATACTCAAGGGATTGAAACAATGCCCCTATCATTATGCAAATGGATTTAATGGTGGTCATCCAAGTGCGAAAGGACACAAAGCGATAGCAAATAAAATCATTGAGTTGATAGACGCTATATAAAGTGTTATAATGAATATGACTGAACTCTAATTATGGCTAAAGGATTTAAGGTGGTGTCTAAACCACCAACTGTTGACGCAAAAGACGCTTTTGATATTGAAGCAGCAAAGCAACTTCTACAAGGTAAGAGTATTGTATTTTGCTTACCTGGTAGAGGCGTATCATACATCTTCCTAAAGAATTTCGTATCACTCTGTTTTGAGTTGGTGCAGAACGGAGCAAATATACAGATAGCACAAGATTATAGTTCTATGGTAAACTTTGCAAGATGCAAGTGTCTTGGTGCAAATGTTTTACGAGGACCTGATCAATTACCTTGGGATGGTAAATTAGAATATGATTATCAACTATGGATTGATAGTGACATAGTATTTACAAACGAAACCTTTTATCGTGTGCTTGCTATGCAAAAAGATATAGCAGGTGGTTGGTATGCAACTGAAGATGGTAGAACAACATCATGTGCTCATTGGTTAGAGGAAGATGATTTCAAAGAAAATGGTGGAGTCATGAATCATGAGATGGTTGAGGGTATAGTAAAACGTCGTAAACCATTTACTGTGGATTATTCTGGGTTTGGTTGGTTACTTATCAAGAAAGGTGTATTTGAACATCCAGAGATGAAGTATCCATGGTTTGCACCACAAATGCAGGTGTTTGATTCTGGTGAGGTACAAGATATGTGTGGAGAGGATGTATCATTCTGTCTTGATGCAATTAAAGCAGGGTTTGAAATATGGATAGACCCTCAGTGTCGTGTTGGTCATGAGAAAACTAGAATCATATAGATAAGTCGTATGATAAACATAACTGACATGGAATTATATGACATATACATCAAGGGATCTTTAGAGTTTGAGTCAATTACGGAGGAAGAAATGGAGGATAAAATACAAGAATTGGCAGAAGATTATTACAGAGAAGGGTTTCCTCATCCTGATGAAATAGAGGTGAGATACCTAGGACATGAAGACGACCCTCAGTAGAGGGTCTTTTTTTGTCTCTAAATAATGATAAATATACCCAGACTATAAAAACGAGTGCCAGCACAGAAGTTTTCGCAAGGTTTCAAAGATATTTCTTTGTCCTTTAAAAAACATCCAGTAACACGAGATATCCTCACATTAAAAAATGAGGATGCTATCAAACGTTCTGTGCAAAATTTAGTTCGTATTATACGAGGTGAGGTGTTCTTTAATGAACTCATTGGCACAAGACTCAGTGGATCGCTTTTTGAGTTGGCAAATAGTGATTATATCGATCCCATGAAAACAGAGATAGAGACTGTTATCAAAAATTTTGAACCAAGAGTGAGATTGACAGATGTAGATTTCAAGTCTTTCCCTGATCAAAATGCTATAGAAGTAATCATAAATTATGACATTATTGGACTCTCTGCTCCTACACAATCTGTCAACTTTATACTAGAACCAACAAGGTTATAATGGCACTGCAACAATTCACCAATCTAAACTTTGAGGACATCAAAACCTCAATAAAAGATTACCTAAGACAAAACTCAAACTTCAGTGACATGGATTTTGAGGGGTCAAACCTCTCTGTCATTGTAAATTTACTAGCATATAATTCATACACCACAGCATATAATACTAACGCAGTTGTAAACGAGACATTTATAGACAGTGCTACGCTAAGAGAAAATGTTGTATCATTAGCAAGAAATATAGGTTACGTTCCTCGCTCAAAAAGAGCAGCGAGAATGATAGTTGATTATAATGTTACTGGTATCACATCAAGCACAAACACCATCACATTTCAACCAGGTTTGATAGGTAATGGTGTTGTGTCAAATGTTAATTTTTTATTCTCCATACCTGAGAAGGTAACTGGAACTGCTTCGGGAGGTGAATCTGCAGGCACCTTGGAAGTATTTCAAGGACAATATCTTGAATCTAGATTTGTTGTAAATGATTCTCTACCAAATCAGAGGTATATTTTACCTAATAATGGTATAGACACTTCGACTATCAGAATCAAAGTAAGGGAGAATAACTCAAGCACTACAGAAACTGAATATAAATTAGTGGATAATATCATAGGTGTAACATCCACATCAAACATTTACCTTATTCAAGAAACTACAGATGAGAAGTATGAGGTATTATTTGGTGATGGGATATTTGGGCAAAAGTTGAATAATGGCAACATTATAGATATATCTTACATTAAGACAGAAGGTAAGGAAGGAAATGGTGTTTCAAATTTACTATTTTCAGGCACAATAACAAATGAAAATCTTGCCACAGAAACAGATGTAGCTGCTTCTATAACACCTCAATTTCCCTCGCAAAATGGTGATGATATAGAAGATGTCAGAAGTGTCAGATACTATGCACCTAGATTATATTCATCACAGCACAGGGCAGTCACAGCAAATGATTATGAAGCGATAGTGCCATCTGTATATCCTAACATAGAGTCAATAAGTGCCTTTGGTGGAGAGGAGTTGACACCTCCTAAGTATGGTCGAGTGTATATCGCTGCTAAACCTAAAAACGGATCTTTCCTATCAGAATTTACTAAAAGACAAATATTATCATCTTTGAAGAACTATTCTGTAGCAGGTATAGTACCAGAGATTATTGATTTGAAATTTTTATATGTAGAACTTGATTCTTATGTGTATTATAATTCAAACTTTGTTGGTGATACTCAAAATCTAAGAACTGATGTTATAAATGCCATGAGTTTATTTGCGAGTGGCACTGAATTGAATAAATTTGGTGGTAGATTTAAGTATAGTAAGGTATTATCACTTATCGACAGAGTAAGCGATTCTATTACATCAAACATTACAACTGTTAGAATAAGAAGAAATTTAGTAGCACAATTGAATGTGTTTAGTCAATATGAGATATGTTTTGACAATACCTTCCATAGAAATGAGTCATCTTATAATATCAAGTCCACTGGATTCAATGTATCTGGTGTGTCTGGTACAGTATACTTCTCTGATCAGCATGTATCTGGTGATACAGGCAATCTTTTCTTATTTCAACTTGACTCCGACACTAATGTCAAAATATTATCTTCAACATTCGGATCTGTTGATTATAAAAAGGGTGAAGTCATAATTGACACAGTAAATGTCACAGGTACAGTATTATCAGATAATATTATTGAGATACAGGCGATACCACAATCAAATGACATACTAGCAAGGAAAGAATTATATCTACAGTTTGACGTATCTAATAGCAA